CGACTCACCGACGACTGTCCACGAGTTGCTGATCAGAATGTCAAGAGCTGTGTGCGACTCTCTGAACTCGCCCCACGGCGTGTGATCTTCTGACTGTTGATCTCCAGCGATGCGCACTTCGTCAACGACGATCGGCGTCACCTCATCCATCAGTCGTGCAACTCTGAACAGAATGTCTCGCTCTTCTGGCGTGATCCGTGTGACGTTCGTGATCTTGCCTTGTATCTTGTACCCCTGTGAAGGGAATGCAACGATCTGACCGCCTCGCCCTCGTGTCTCAAACGTCACCTCTCCTTTGACGTTGCGTGCCAGCTTTTGATTGCCTTCAATCTCGTCGCACTTGAAGATCCAGTGAAAGCCGTTTGATCGTGTCTTTTGAATGATCATTTTCTTTCTGAGATCTGGTGCTTCTTCATCGAGCTGATTGATAAATCGTTCGTATTCGTTTGATCTGAAATGTTTCGCATCTATATCAAGGCATTGCACGCCATCGAAGCCCATCACCAGACCGATCGACTTTGTGTTTTTGAACAGACGCTCGCATTCTTTCAAGCCCATAGGTTCATCAGCGTATTGTTGCCAGTTCTTAATCGTCGGACGCTTTTGCCCGTCAATGATCGGAATCGGTGAAAAGCCGCTCGCCAGATACTTCTTTGCGATTTCAGTTGTTGTCATGTTGTTGTTCGGTTTTATCGTATTAGTTCCCAGTTGTCGCAGTTACGTGAGTATTTGTTCGGTGATAGCGTCACGCTCATTCGATCTCGAAGCTCTTCAAACGGAAAGATGAACCACCGTCTGTTGTATACGTCGTAGCAAATAATGAAATCGACGCCTTCGTACTTGTTGAAGTTTTTGCCGATTCGAGCATAACCGTTCGCCATGTACGTCGCACTCTTCACTTGTATTGTCACGAATTTGTCTTCACGGTATGCGATCAGATCTATTGCTGAGAAATTGAGAACTGGAATTGCAACGTGCCAGTCATGTTTGATGAGTTCGGCTGCACACATCAGCTCAGTCAATGCGCCATACTTGTGAGAGTCAATGATCATGTTTTTGCAATCTTTTCGAGATAGTCATCGTATGACTTCGCAATGAAGTACACGCCGCCAGCTTCAGTGATCTCACGCTCGACTTCTTTCTGATCAGCTGATTGCCTGTCCCGACCGATCTTCACTTCGATGCCATAGAAACGACCGTCAATGATCCCAATGATATCTGGAATCCCTTTGCGTTGCACTCCTTTTCTGTACGTCTGACGCTTCACGTCGTACACAGCGCCGTTGTTGATCCGATAAGCAACGCCCTCTCTGATGTGGTGCATGTCGAAGATGATCGTCTTCGTCAGATCGTTTGCTGTTGTGTCTTTGAATCTTTTCTTCACCAGAGCAAATGCTGGCAGATCTGGTTTTGCTTCAGCTTGCAGTTCATTTGCGAGCTGCGACAGCTCTTTCAAGTTTTTAGGAATCCATTTTTTCATTGCGTTCGTCGGTAAGTTCAACACTCCGCTCAATCATTCTGATAATGTGATCTTGACCCAGAGCGTTGAAGTGATTCTTTGCTACATTCCAGCATCTTGATTCAAAGTCTTTTGATCTCTTCTTCATACTTGATCAATTTAGCAAAGAATTTGACATACTCAGCAAAGGTGACAGCGAGTTCTTGTTCTATGTCTTGACGTAGAACTCGAACCACGTGAAAGTCCTTTTGCTTGTTTCGTGGATCGTACGTGACGAAATCTAAAAAGCGCAGTGTCTCGATCACAATGAAGTAGTGATACACTTGATGCTTGTATTCGTTCGGCACTTTGTTTTGCCTTAGATACTCGACATGCTTCTTTGACGATGGACACTTGATCTCGACAGCTCCGATGGCGTCTTCGTCGTCAAAGATCAAAGCGTCTGGTGACACTGCGAGATAGGGTACGTGATCATGTACACAGAATCCGACCTCTTCAGCAAAGTGTCGATCAATGTTTCTTTCATTGTAAGCCTTGAGAGCTTCTGGTTCAAATAGAATTCCGTGTTCCATTGCTTTTGATTTGAACGACTCTTCAATACACTGAGTCATTCGTTCTGCGATCAGCTCGTCAACGAAAGTCAAGTTGTTCGATTTGAATACATTCTTTGCTCGTGATCCTGTGATCACGCCGAGTCGAGCATTAAACCATTCAGCTGATCGTTGTTCAAGATTTAGGATCTTCATTGTTTTTCTTTTCAATTTTTAGTTTATAATCCACAATAGCCAGAATCACATTCGTTGAAATCTTCATCGAACAATTTGATCTGTCTTTTCCATTTCATGATTTCTCGAAACGTGACGTCTGAACGAAACGTCCCCTTGTTATTCTCTTCTGTCTCAGCGAACCAGTTCATTTTTTCTGGCTCTTTCTCATTCATGTGAGACAACAACAACGGTGAACGCCACCAGCATCCGACGCAGTTGTTCATATAAGCAAAACGAACTTGCTTGTCAATCCAGAACGATTCAATCGTGTCTTTGTAAACATTCGCCTCAATCAGCGGAAAGGACGGCTTGCAGTATTCAATCATTTTCCATTTGTTGTTGCCGTTTGCATGCTTGCCGACAACAATTTTCACTTCAATCATTCCGTTGTCGTTTAGCTTTTGACTCATTGACTTTGCACGCTTTGATTCATTCGCACGATAGCCGAATCTCATTTCAACATCGTCTTCAATGTTGTTATATCTCCATTGAGCAATCGGTGCTGTCTTCAACTCAGTTGTGCAAAAACGGGCAATCTTGTTTGGTAAATAGCCGCTTTTGTTTTTTATGACTTGATCAAAAGTTGGCCCTGTGACCCAGTCAATTTTCTGACCAATGAACTGCTCCAGATCCAGCATTGTATAAATGATCATGTCCTGTTCAGCTGTTGCAACAAAAGGCGCTTGAATTCTGTCTTCGATCTCTTGTCGTACTTTTTCATCTTTGAATTTGCAATTCTCATCTTCAATGCGAACAAGAGCAAAGACGTTGAAATCTGCTGGAAAATTAGCGGCAATGTACGAAGACGTCTTTCCCCCCGATAAACTGTTCACTGTCTTCATTCTTCAATCCTTTTCCGTTCCGTATTGTTTCAAGTCGTCAGTCATCTGATCGACAATTGTTCGTGCGAATCTCTTTCTTGTCATTCGCAATGCTTCATCTGGCGTGACATGATCATCTACTAAAGCGATGAAGAAAGACCATGCTTCTGTTCCTTTCGTCAACATGTCAATATAGTTCTGGGAATCTTCTTCTGTGATGCTTGCTATACAAATACTCACCATCTTCACCGAGTTCATATCGCAGCGATCTGATCTCGTCTTTCACTCGTGACCATTTGTGATACACTCGTGGATCTTCTGTTCTCTGATAAAACCAATCAAAAGATTCCAGCAATTGATTGAGTCGTTGTTTCTTTTCTGTTGTTGTCATTGTTTTAGAATTTTAGCCATCTGTTTCTTCTTTCGTATTTTCTGATCAGCAAGGCATTGTTGATCAGAACCTGTGTCGTTGCATCAGTCCATTCTGTTGCAGATGCTGAGATCATGATATTCAAAGAATCCCAGCGCAGTTCGTTGATGTATCTACTTAGATACACTCGATGTCTTCTTTTGCGGAAATAGTTTTTCATCACTCTTATTGATTTTATACATTGTCCTTTCACGAATGAAGCGACACTCGTATTCTCCAGTCTTATTCTGAGCAACCCAGACCGTGCCGAGCTGATCAAAGAGTTGCAGTGCGAGATCAAGTGCTTCACGTTGTTTCATTCAACTTCATTCTCAGCTGAGCAAATGCAGATTTGTATTTCTTCAAATCTTCAATCTGTTTGATCAGTTCTTTTTTCTCACGTTCCGCTTCGCTCAGAATTTCTCTGAGATCCTTGACGATTTCGTTCTGTCTTGCCAGCTCTTCACGAACATTCAAGATCATGTTATACTGATCGAACTTTTTCTCTTTGATCAATGCAGTGACGAAGTCGTACACTGAACAATAAAGATCAAAGTGTTTGAGCCGCCGATCTGGATCAACATGATACTTGTCCTCATGCTGTTGTGCTGAATAGACAACTGTTGAATGATTCATGTCAAAACAATCTGCGATCTGTGTCGTCGATCCCATTGAACGCATCGCCACGAATGTTGCTTGTCGTGCATCGACGATCTCCCTTCGTCGTGAACGAAGAGAGATGTCAATGCCGAAGTTCTCTTGCACTGCTGCGATGATCACTTTTGTTTCGTACTGCATCAGAACGGCAAATCGTCTTCACCATTGCTGTCGAACGCATCTGACGAAGTTGTTGTTGGAACGCTCATCTGTTCTGGCGTCGGATCTGGTAGATCGGCCCAGAACTCTGAGTCGTCGATCGAGTCTTGATCATTCAATTCCAGAACCAGAACTTTGTTGACGTAGCACGTCAGACCTTTTTTGCCAGCCATCTCATAAGTCTTGAGCGTCGCTTGACAGCGTAGAACAGATCCGTTGCCGATCAGATCATTGAAGATCTGTTTGTTCAGATCGTACACTTTCGGCAAGCTCTTGCTCTTCATGCGCACGGTCGGTTGTTCATACTTCAAAGTCCCGTCTTGACGCTTGATGTTTACATGATCAAGGATCTTCATTGACTGAAGTTGTTTCTTTGAAGTTTCGTCAAGCGTCAACTCCACTTGATACTTCTCAGAAAGTTTGTTCGGCCCAGATCGTTCTGTGAGCTGCGCCCAGTTAGCTGATCCAGATACTACAATCTGAACCCCTTTGTCGAAATCAATTTTACTCATTTAGATTGATTTTATTGTGTCGCCATAGAAACTCGTGACGACTTCGAGTTTTTATCTATACTGTACAGGCAAGTCCGTCGTGACGAATTCAATCACGTTCAACAGAACGCACATGAGAACGAACCCCAATGAGATCAGAATGAACAATACCACTGGCGGATAATGCTTTTTGATCAGTGCTTTGATATTTGCTTTCATACGTTTAACAGGTTTTTGATGATCTTTTCTTTGATTTGTCTTGCTCGTGAACTCTTGACTTGCAATCCTTTGACGTTCGCTTTGTCGTTCTTTGCTTTGATTCGCTTGATGAAGTCTTCACATCTGATCTCATACAGATCAAGAGACTCGATCATGATTCTGATTTCAAATTCGCTGAAGATTTCTCTGAGATTCAAGACGTTGTTGTTTTAAGTGAGAGCGGCTTGCACCGCTCTCTGTTAGTTTTTATTTTGTCAGTTGTTCGTTTCGAGTCACGACTTTCTTCGCGCAGTCTGTTCCGAATTCGAACCAACCCTGTGATTCGTGATCTTGTGGGAATTCGTCTGGGTAATATACACACCCGTCATCGATTGAAAGTTCCAACCAGACTTTTTTCTCTGCGTTCAATTTCTTACCGCATTTAGAACAGCAGTCATTGTCAATGTCTTGTTTGAATGTAATTGGCTTTTTCATTTTGTTGTTGTTTTTGTTGTCGTTGTTGTTATTACTTCTGTAAATATACAGCTTTGTTTGATATAAACAACAATTCACACAAAACTTTTTTGCTGTATATAAAAAGAAAGAGCGCAATCACTAAGTGATCACGCTCCAACAACAACAACAACACGTCAGAGAACGTGCTGAATCTTAATGTTTTGCGAATGCTTTATACAATAGAATGAAGACAATCACACTCACGATTAGGGCTATAAGTGAACGGATCAAAAGATTCGCTTCTTCAAAGATAGATGTCTTTTCTTCTTTGATCACACGAACGACTTCAACTTCTTTGACGATCTCGATCGTGTCGCTTTCACAGATCGCTTCGATCATGATCGTGTCATGTATCTTCTGCAACTTGACGACGACGCCTTCACGCTTGATCTCACGAACGATCGTGTCGTGAACGATCAATGTGTCAGAAAGAATCTTTTCTTCTGTGACGATCGCTGTGTCGATCTTCACGATCGTGTCCCGTGCAATGTTCGGATCTTTCGCAATCGCACGTCTTAGGTGATATTGCGCACCACACGACGCCAGAGTTGCGAAGATTGCGACAATGATTGCAATCCTTATCATTGCAAAAACAAAGTCGATGTTTCTTTCTTCTTTTAGCCAATTACGAACCACACGCTTCACATTCATCTGGATTGTCGATCGAACACTGAGGCTGTTCAGCTTCTGTCAGCTCGTTGACCCAGTCTTGAAAATTGTCTTCACTCATTTGACGATCGGATCTTTTGCAAAAAACAAAGCGAATGCAACGCCCATGAAACCACCGAACTCTGTGAGTGATGCTTTCTCGAATCCAACGAGTGTGATGCCTGTCATGAAGATGATCAGACCGACGATTGTCGTCTTGCTATTTTTGAAAATTCTTTCAATCATTTTTTTTTGTATATTTGTGAATGACAAGTGAGTAGTCTTGTCGACAGGTTTTATTGGTTTAGTATCGAGAGCGCACTTGTTGCGCTCTCTTTCTTTAGCCCCTTTTGATCAGATCAATCTCACGAACAAGAAACTTGTTTTCAGTTTCTAACTCAGCGACACGTTGTGTCAAATTCAAGATCGTCGTTTGTGCTTCTTCTAAACTGGCGCTCATCTCATTGATGCGCTTCAACAGATCTTCTCTGAACATTGTCTCTGGGTTTTCTGATCTTTTTTCTTCACGCAATTCTCGTGCAGATTCACGCTTGTTTCTTATATAGTTTTCATAAAATTTGAACGCTGCGCCAGATCCTAAGATCGTCACCACTGCAACAACTATTTCAGTGCTTTCCATTGTTTTGTAACTCGTATTTGATTGATGACAGCTGCGAATGCGATGATCAGCCAGCCGAATCGACTCGGTGCTTCCCACATCAGTCCTGTGATCATGTATTCTTCAGTCGTTAAGATTGCAACGATTGTCGCAATGATCGTTGAATAGTATCTGCAACGCAGATCTCTCATGCCTACTGAATAGAACTGAAACAGCCCACCAAAGAAGGCAAAGAAAACGATGTGCCACTTGAAGCCGATCTCACTGATGACAGCAAGGGGCAAAAGAAATGTGTGCAAAATTGCGATCAGTAGTTCAAGAAACTCAGAATCAGCAAAGCCGATGATCGTCTTCAGATTCTTTTTGATCCTGTCGAAATCAATCATCTGACTCTTCTTTCTTAGCTTTCGCCTTTTTCACTTTGTTGTATTTGCCGAACTCTTTTTGCACGTTGAACGATGGACACGCTTTGTTTGCAAATTCGTTGTGACCGTGAACAGTTGCTTCTGGATATTCTTCAAGCAAGCCTTCAATCACTTTGATCAATGTCGCTTTCTGATCTTTCGTTCTCGTGTCTTTCGGTTTGTTGTCAGAATCAACACCGCCAACATAACAGATGCCAATTGAGTGTTCATTTTCTCCGAGAGTGTGAGCGCCGATCTTGTGCAGTGGACGTCCCACCTTCAATGATCCGTCAAGCTCAATGACTAAGTGATAGCCGATATCTCGCCAGCCACGTCCTTTGACGTGCCATGATCTGATTGTTTCTGTGCTTATATCACGCCCCTCTTTTGTAGCTGAGCAGTGAATGATGATCTTTTCGATTTTTCTCATGTCTTTCTTTTTAGTTACTCAAAGACACCGCTGGGTTTTATCTCACCCGTCTCGATGTTGATTTCGCTTCCTTTCCCGTGCTGCTTTTCTAAATCGTCAGAGAGCTTTGAAAGTTCGATCTGAGCTTGCTGCAATGTGACAAGACTCGAATTGATTCTCTGTTCACATTCATGCTTGCACTTCAGATCCACGATCAAAGACTTTTCCAGCTCTGACTTTGCAGCCAGTAAGTCTCGCAGTTTTTGAACGACTGCGTCGTTCACTTTTTTCTTTTTCATTGTTGTTGCCTTTTTCATTTGTTGTCGTTTTATAATTCAAAAATAGCTATCAACAGATCTTCAGCTGTTCTTTTATTACATGATCAGCTTCAGTCCCAAATACAAATAACTGAGATCTGGATTCATCTGCAAAAGACTCAACGTCAAATACACGCTCTCATACATTTGAACATCGCAGCCGATCCGACCGATTCCCAGAACTGGATCATTGTTCAGTCTGTAAATTGGCCCAGCGTACACACGAAAAGAATCAAAGTCTTTTGTCAACTGTGTGTACATGTACGCATTGTTGTGGTGATTCTTACCCATGAGAATAGTTCCGATCTGAACGGCGTCCGTGCCGATCTCGTAGTTCACACCACGAGCATGAATGCAACTGACGTATGCGACAGAAAAGAGAACGTCTTCATTCGTCTGGTATGTGTTGACTGGGAAAAACGGTGAGCATTCAGTCTGAGAAAATAATGTCAACGGCAATATCAGAGCGACAAGAAATCTCACTCTCTGATCTCATTGATGTACTGAACGCATTCTTCATACGTCCCATAGAACTCTGGAATTCCATCGTTCAGAACTTCAAAGATCGTTTGTGCTTCGTCGTATGCGTCTATCTCTCGTGCCATATTAATATGAAGAAATCACTCCATTCACAATTGTACATGTGTATTCACTGTTGCTGTCGTCAACTGTGTTGTCATCAAACGTCCACTCTGTGATCAGACCAGATGAAACCGTCTGAGTTGAATCAGCGATTGATCCGCTGTTGTACAGACTCGTCACTTCACTGGCCGAAAGGACTTTGTTGAAGATCTTGATCTCGTCGTAGTCAAGCGTCGCATTCCCAGCTGAGTTCGTGAGATGTAAGTTCTCACCGATCCGACCCTTTGTTGCTGCCATAGCTGTTCGTGTACCGTTGTTTGCAACAGCTTGTGAAGTCAATTCACTTGAGTTCCAATATATTTTCATTGCACTTGTCGCTGTGCTTTGCGATGCGTCGTATGTAACGGTGAGTAAACAGAAGCCATCGCTGTTGACGTTGCCTCGTGATGAGCTTGTCCAGCCCGTGCTTGAACTGGTGACTCCTGTTGCAGTTCCATTTGTACCATGCAATGCCCATTGACGATCAAAGTTCACACTGTTGCTTCTGTATCTAAAAACAAAACGATTCAGATTCGCACTATACGAAAGGAAAATTCTGTTGTTGCCGTTTGCGTTTGTGTTGCCAAAATTGAACAGCACTTGATTCTGTTTGTTGCCAGTCTGACGAACCCACATCGAGAACGACAGATCTTGTGTTGTGTTTATGTTGAACGGCGCTGTCGATGTTGTGCAATCAATATAGTCACCCGTGCCATCGTTTTGATAATACCTTGTGTTGTTGTACGCTGGCCCAGCTGAGTAGCCATAAAATTCCTTCATTCCGTGCGGCGCTGTTTTGCTTGCCGCAATTGACAGATCTGTGAGAGACCCGCTTGAATTTCCCAGCTCAGTCTGAATGTCTGAAATACTTATTTGTCCGCTGGTTTGTAGTGCCATTTAGAAGATATTTGAAACAGCAATGACATCACCCTTCACGTGTAGATCACCGTCACTTTCTAAGCGTGCAACGAATACGCCGCCAGCATAGAAGTCGATCCGATTGTTCGTGTTGTCAAAACGTGCGTAGTTGTTCGTGAAGCCAACATGTGTGATGCTGTCTCTGAGATCGTTTTCAATGCTGAAGACCGTTCCTGTCAGATCAAGACCAGATCCAGCTGAATATGTTGTATCGCTTGTCACGAAACCAACATCGTTGTTGTATTGACTCAGACCGATTGCAGCACGATCAAGATCTGGCCAGCCAGAGATCGTCACATACGTAGCACTGAGATCTGGAATTCGAGCGGCGTCAAACGTGCCGCTTGTGATCTTACTTGCATCGAGATTCGGAATGTCACCAGCGACAATGTTCATGTCGCCAGTGACGTCCAAATCTCCGAGAATTTTGACTGCCATAGTCTTCTATTGATTAAGCTCTCACACCGCTCACTGCAACATAATATGTGCCGCTCGGTAGGCCACTGATTGAGATGTCACGTGTTGATGTGTTCTGAGTGATTTCAGCAAATACTTGAACGCCATTGCTGTCATATAGATTGATGTTCGCTGGGAACTCAGCTTTGTGAGTCGTACCAGTGATTGAGATTGAAGTGACACTCGTGTGAGTTGAATTATAGCTCACATAGTCGTTCGTCAAATCCACACCATTTCCAGCGTCGTCGTCAGATGCTGAGATACCGACGTGCGATGCGTTCGTCACCATTACATCAGCGACTTTGTCGAACACTTGCTCGTCGCTGAGCTGAGTGTTTGTATCAGTAGCTGCGATTGTGAAGTTCGGATATGTACCTGTCACAGTCACATTCGATCCGCCAGTCAAAGCAACAGTCTGATCTGGTGAGTCGTTTGTGATCGTCAATGTGTCGCCAACGACTGCTGTGCTGATGCCAGTGCCGCCAGAGATTGTGAGCGTGTCATCGTTTTGATCTGCAACTGCTGTCCCAGAATCTGATGCAACATTCTTGAAAATGAATTGAGATGAACCACGATCGCTGTTCGTCAACGTCACAGATCCACTTGCACCGCCCCCAGACAAACCAGTTCCAGCTGTCACACCAGTGATGTCGCCAGCGTTGTTTGAGTATTCTGAAGAGATCGGAATGTTGTAATAAGTTGAACCGTCGTTTGTGAATTCCCAGCGATCATTCGCTTCGTTGAATCTGAACAAGACGTTCGTTGAAGTTCCACGCTCGATTTCGATACCAGCGTTTTGAGATGGCGTGCCAGTCACATCGTTGTTCAAAACAATGATATTGTCACTCACATTCAAAGTCGCTGTGTTGATCGTCGTCGTCGTTCCGTTCACTGTTAAGTTCCCAGTGATCACGATGTCGTCAGAGAATGTCTTGTCACCGCCAATTGACTGAGTGCCAGAAGTACGAACCACAGTCCCATCCACGTCGATCGTGATCGTCTCATTTGTTGCTTGATCTGTCGTGAAGTTTCCGCCCGTTTGAAGACCGTCGCCAGCTGAGATCGTGATTGTCGCATCGTTCGCCGCCGCTGGTATTGTCGGAGTCCCAGTCAATGAAGAGTACGCCCCATCGAATGAAGACGTCCCAGCACCGATCAGAGTTCTGACTTCAGCTGCTGTGATGCCAGTCGCTAAAGATGGATCAGCACCGTCTGATTCAATTGCTGGCGCAGCCGTGTTCGTTGCACTTGCCGCAATACCGTCGAGCTTCGTCTTCAGTGCGCTTGTGAAGTTTTCGTCAGACTGAACATCTGCACTGATCACACCAGACGTGATCGTGATTCGAGATCCGATCTTCACGCCACCGAGAGCCGATGCCGTTGCTGTGTCCAGACTGATCTCATCAGCTGAAGCTGTGATACCTGTACCACCAACAACATTCAATGTGACCGCTCCACTTGAGCCGCCGCCTGTCAGACCGTTGCCAGCTGTGACTGCTGTGATGTCACCCGTTGCAGAGCTTAGATTGACCCACGTTGATC